CTAAACCTTCTATATCTTTAATATTCTCTAAAGATTTATCAGCTCTTATTTCATCGGAAAGATTTGCTTTCCAATCTGTTATTACTGTCTCTGGTGTTAATGTTGTTGTTTGTGTTTCCGCAGACACTTGGCTTGTAGGCTCAACTGCTACCTGGTTTGTTTCGCTGCTCATTTATCCTCCATGGGTTTTTTATTAAGCATATTATTAATAAACAAGACTACTGATCTTGTTCCTTCTAAAAATGCACTTTCGTGACTATCGCCTTTAATATGAGACGTAGAATAAAAACTGCATCTTTTTTTTAAATCTTCCAAGACTTCTTTGCCTTCAGTAGAATTAAAAATTTGTTTATAATTAAGTTCTAGTTGTTTAAGTTCTTTACTGTCCACCTAGAGCCTTTAAAGCTGGCGCAACTTTGCCAGCACTTTCCGCTACTTGTTGTGCTTGTTGTAATTGCATTTGTTCCATTTCTTGTTGTTGTTTTTGTTGTTGTCTTTGTTGAACCTCTGCTTTAGATCTCATAATTTTTGCGGGTAAGCCTAACACTTCTTGTATGTGAGAAACTAAACCATCAATATCTATGTAATCAAAAACGGGAGCTATATTTTGCATTGAACCAAATATTTCTATTCCACGCATAACAGATGATAGCTCTTGGCTTTTTTGAGCTTTGGCTAATGGAGATACATATTCAATCTCTACATCTTGATCGCCAAGTTCTTCTGGTATTGGGGGAAGTTTATTATTTTTTAATAAAAGATTAAATGCTCTAGTGATTAGTGGCTGCAATAATTCAGATTGCAATCTACCTAACACGGGGCCAAGTAATCTCATTTTTTCTTCCGTTCTTTGCATAACTTCAGTAGCCGTCATGTTTGAACCTTGGGTTGTCATTAACTGATCGACAAAGAAATTTTCTCTAATTGCTTTTCTTCTTTGATCTTCCATTGCTAAACCAAGTGGATTGTTTGCACCTATATTTAAAGGTTCAATTCTTTCTCTAGTACCCGATCTATAAAAGTTTAATCCGCCAGGCACAGTTCTAATCGGTAACATAAATCCATCATCGGGAACCATTAGAGGTGGATCAATTTGTTTTTGAGCTGCTTTGATAGTTGTCTTAGACATTGTGTTTAACATCTTAGTATCTGGTAAAGCATTCATAGCTGGAGATCTGCCGTAGATTTCGTTTGATGAAGATTTTAAATAACGAGGAACTACATAAGGAAATTCTTTAAATCCACTTTCTCTTAATAGTGTGCCAGTTTTTTCGTGAACATGACAAGATACCCAATCCATATTTTTATTATTATCAGAACCCATAGGTGTTTCATTTGGGTAAACTGAATGAATAATTACAGCATCCTCATAAGGAGCTTTTTCTATATCAGCAATTATAGCTCTTGGTAAATCTGCATCGGGATACATTGATGGAATGTTTTTGTTTGCAAGATGAAATCGTCTAGTCAAACTATCAACCATTCCTTTATCATTCTCAGTAATAAATATTTCTGATATGTGAATAGTTTTAAATCTTAAATCATCCTTAACATCATCGCTAATAAACATAGCAGATGTACCAAAGGCTAGTAGCTCGTGGTATAATTCAAAAATTTCTTGTTGAAAATTAGATCTAGCAAACACTTGCTGCATAATTTTTGCGCAACTCTCAAGCCATTCGTTAGCAGCATCATTATCAGCAGCCATTTGATTTCTAAACTTTAAAACAAACCATGGCGAAATAGTATTGGTTAACATCCCATTAAGACTTGCTGAGAGCAATTCAAGTGCGTGTGTAGCAGTTCCATCGAAAACTTGATCGTGACGCTTATCACCCGCTGTATGCTTCTCTGTGATGTTTGCTTTTCTTGGCAGAAAGTAATCAGCAATTTCTTGCCAATGTGTTTCCCAAGTAGCTCTTTGTGCTTTAAGAGATTTGTATCTCTCCATTACCATTTTTGCTTTTGGATTATCTGCCATTATGCTCCTACCTTCTTCATTGCGGTTTTGTGTGATTTTGTAAAACTTGTTCCTTTACTCATGGCTGTTTTCATTTCTTTCATATGTTTTTTAGAATGATGTACGCTGTGTTTTTTTAAAGTTGATTTTTGTTTTGCGGTTATTGCCATTTACCCTCCGAGTAAAGTTTTGCTAGATAATTTAAACCCTTTATCTTTTTCTTTTTTAAAATCTCCAGGGTTTCTTTTTTTGTATTCTTTTTTTTGTCTTTCTGTTAATTTTTTATAATTTCCAGCAGTAGTAACATCTCTTAAAGTTCCTCCAGTATTTTTAACATAACCTTGTCTAGCTCTCATTAAACTATCAACATCATCTTCTGCAAATGTAGGAGTAGATATTCCTCTATTAGTTCTAGTATCATCGGGTCTTTTAAGTTTTGTATTAGGTGTAACGCCTCCCATATTATCCTCCGAGTAAAGATTTTTTAGATGTGGTTAATGCGTTATCGCCTAAACCTTTTGCGCCAGTTAATATTGTGCTTGATCTACCTTGAGATTTTTTCATATCTACAGCACTTGTAGCTGTTGCTTGTGATACTTCAGCTTTTGTAGGTGCTGCGTAAACTGGTGCGGGTGCTGGTGCTTGTGGTGGTGCGGGTCTAAATACTCTTGCTACTGCTCCTCCCATATTATCCTCCTAGTAAAGTTTTTTTAGTTGTAATTTCGTCATCTTCTAAACCTTGAGCTGATGTTAGAATTGTTGCAGATCTACCCGTTCTACCAGCTCTTAATTTTGCTTGCTTTGCTGCCGTTGCATCAGTTCTTTCTTTATCATCATATTTTGGTGGTTCTGGTAAAGGTTGCGGTGCTGGTATAGCTGGCATCGCTGGCATTTTTGGCATTAAAAAACTCATAGTTTATTTCTCCGTGTGTATTTCATAATTGTTTTCGGCTAATTTTTGTTCAGCCATTTTTTGTCTTGGTAATTCCGATAAAGATATAGCCATGTATCTTGCAGCATCGCAAGCGTGTGAGCTAAAATCCTTAACGGGTTTTGCACTAAAAATTCTCATCTTATCGTTGTACTTACGATGATGATGTCTTAACGCAGCTAATAATGGTTTTGTTGCATCAGCATCAAACCAACATTTAGGTAACACCATTTTTAAACTGTGGATACCATCTTCTAATCCAAGTTTAGGCAGTACCCTAAATCTTATTCCTAATTGGTAAGCGATCTCTCGTCTTGTCTTACCATTACTAAATTCTGTAACTTCAATATCGTGTGGCGCATAGTGTTCGCCATAAACATAATCTTTGTCTTTAATCATCTGAACATAATGAGGTAAGCCTTCTCTATTATTTTCATAATAATCAATAACCATTATTTGATTTCCAATTTGTTGAAAAAAAATTATAGCGGTGTTGTCTCCATATCCCAAATCCCAGGCGGTATTCACTAGGAAAGCTGGATCATAAGCGATACGACTTATTTGTTTTTTATCTTCAATCTTTTGAATTATGTTTCCATAAATCGAGCCACTTATATTTGCAATCCAATCGCACTCAAATTCTTGTTGATATTTTGAATCCCCCATCTGAGCTTTAGCAGCGTCTAATTCTTCTTGATCGACTAATTTAGTCTCACTTGCTTTAGCAGTATAAGCCAACCATTTAGGATCCCCCAAAGCGTATTGGTATAGATCATAAAATATATTACTCACTCCTTGTGGAGTAGAAATAAAATAGGCAAATCCTTTTCTGTCAGAGATAGCGGGTCGCAAAATTTCGTTCCATAGTATCGGGTTCATCTGTGAACATTCATCGACACAAATTCCGTCAGCGTAAATTCCTCTAATACGATCTGGATCTTCTCCAGACATCAATGTTATTCTTGCGCCATTGGGGAAGTCGCATCTTAACTCGGTTTCGTTAAATGTCGTTCCAGGAATACAGCCAGCGTATTGCTTTAAATAATCCCAACAAACCCTTTTTATACTTACGAATGTTGGCCCGATCAGATAATACCTGGGGTTCTTTTTATCATTGGTTAGAGCTTTCCTAATCAAATGAAGTATAACCAGTATTGTTTTGCCAAATCTCCGATGACAGTTTAGAACTGCAAATCTATGTTTATCCAAATCCTCATGCAGCTTCGCTTGTAATGGCCGAGGCGTATAAGGGATCTGGATGTGCATTAGAAAATTATAGAAATTACAATAACAACCGCAGCAACTACTACAGCCGCTTTTATATTTGTGCTTCTACTATTCCAATATTTTATTATCTTATCCATATCTTCTCCTAGTGTAGTGTGGGTAGTTCAGTTAGATCTAAAATTGATTGATACTCAATCCCACTATTTTTCATTAATTTTTTTACAAAATGATCTGCGTGTTTTGTGTCGTCAAAGCCATTCAAATGGATAACCATGCCATTCGTATCTTCAGCCAGGAAAACTGTTGCAGTAATCATTTTATCTTTTATTTTCTTATTCATAATCTGTTAACTTTTTTTATTTTTATTTGCAAAATTTTTAGCAGCGGTAACAGAACTAAATCCCCATTTTTTTAAAGCTAATGCTTTCCTTGTTGGATTACCTTTATCGTCTTTCATAGCACCATCCATTCCAGCGAACCTTGCTGCAAAACTAATTCTTCTTGGGTTTGTGCCAGAGCTTACTGGAGCTTTTACTCCAAAGTGTTTTCTACCCGCATCGTTTAATCCTCCGCTTGGGTTTTGAAATGCCTTTTTAACCATAATCTTTTATTCCTATCTATGTCTGTCTGTCTCAGCGTGTGTGTCGAACTCCCAACTTATATATACTTAAAAAATGCGGGTGGATTTCGGGGTATACCCCCCCAAATGTTCTCGCATTGTTCCTTATTTATATGCAAATACTCTGGCTAGTAGGTTGGAAACCTACTAACTTTTAGCGTCAATCAATACTTATTCAATAAACCAGAGAGTAACCAGGGAGTAGCAGCTTACATTCTCTATATCCCGCACTCATACGCACGCACGAGGAGCCAGGCGGCCAACGTGAAAGCACGGAGATCTTAGGTACTCCAGGCTAGATACAACAAAGCCAGGCAGTATCTCTACTAAACCTGGCTGAATTGTTCTACTGATTTAAGTCTTGTAAACTTTGCTTGTTCATTTCAAAGCTAGTGTCTCTCTCGATACCCAAGCCAAAAGTTCCTTTGTACTCTTTCAACTCATCGATAGAAGTATAACCTAGCTCCTTCTCATGTAAGTGAGCTAATCCAAACGCAACATTTGTTTCTGGGTTTAACTCTGATAGATACCAAGTACCAACGCCACCAGGATTAAACAACTTCACAACGGCTTTAAATTCTTTTGTGCCGTCTTGCTCTTTGAAGTTTTTAACTAGCTGCTTGTACTGAGCATCTAAAAACATTTTTTGTGCCATGTTTTTTACTCCTTTGTTTTTCATTCAAATAAGCAATAACATAGCATTACCAATGTGTCAACAGTTATTACCAACTTGGTTATTTAATTATTTGGTAAGCTCGGAACAGCTGTCGTTTGTATTTCTTCCACAATCTTTTTAGCATCAACCATATCATTAGGATTACCCCAGCTTACAGTTATTGTTGTGTCTTGTTTAATGTCTTGTTGTAGCTTGTCGCCAAATGTTTTAGCAGCAAGCTTTGAAGCAAGCCATCTTATATGACTATATTTCTCTCTTAAAAAATGTGTCTCTTGTGGTGTCTTTGGTATTTCCATATCTTCCGCAATCTTATCCAATAAAGTCCAGACACCAGTTTGTCTTGCTTGCATGATCTTATCGTGCAGCTCTTTATTATCTCTTGAATGTTTATAAACAGTTGAAGCATCGGGTAACTTCTTGTCTCGAGTAATTTTTGATAAAGGCTCGCCTAGCTCTAAACGCTTGATGATTTCGTCTGTTTGTTTTGTATCCATTGTAATAGCTGTTCTCTTGTATAATTTTTAAATTGAACTAAATTTTTGAAAGCAATTAGTTTGCCTTCTAAAGTTATGGCTCCAGTAGATGCTCCACCATGGAAGCGACACCGATAATGACCCGACTTCTTTAAATACCCTTTTGCTCTGCACTGAACGCCAGAGGTTCTTGCGATACTTTCGCATTGTATTTTTTTAAGTGGATGACCAGCCATAATTTACGGATAAATTAATATCCAACTGTACCTTTTCAATTACTAAATTAGATCAATCTTGTCTATAACTGATTTAGT